TTTTGTTTTTGATTGAAACTAGATTGTTTATTGTAAATGTGTAAAATAAATTAAAGCTATATAATTTGTTTTTGTATTTGTTTTAATTCAGATGTTAAATCGTACGATGACGACATTTAGCTTATGATAATAATTATTTAGGAATTCATTCCTTGCCCTCGCTTACACTCAGTGTCCTGAATGTGAAGTTTAGCGAATCAAAATCACTTGTGGGATGCAAAGTACGCCTCTATAAGCGATCTTGCACCATCTGCCCCACCATGTTGCAAAAGAACAGGTTGATTGTATGTAAACCTGTGTTAGGAGAGCTCCTTCTCCAACGACCGCTACTCGGGTGGTGTAACCCCAAAAGCTAGGTAAAAACTGTCACGGGTGCGAGGGTGAACCTGCGAAAATTTGGTGTGCATGTTACCAGCTAATGAGTAAAATCCTGTTTATGTTAACGCGAGTAGCTCTTGCTTATTGACTGTGGTGTTATATCTAGGGAAACATTTATAGAATTGATTGAAAATTGGGATGTTGCCGGCGAGAGCTTCACCACCCATCGACACTGCTGTCGACCAGGCTTCAAAAATCTCCCTGTGCTGTAAATTACATCGAGTACGGGTATCTTTAGGTATGGCCACTTTTGGATCACGCACCATAACATAACCTGATGGTGTCCAGACTGGCTAGGTTTGGCAAAATTTGATATGTTCAAATTCAGATACAAACCCTTCACTCTCCATGGTGAAACCTATCTCTCCGAACCAGTTCACTAAATTTTGGGTTCGGGGCAGATCCTCTTTCTCGATGATCAACACGCAATCATCACCATTGTTGGCTAAACGATATTTGAGTTGATGTGCCACGCAGTATGCGTGTATCATGCCAACCATTGTGAAGCAATTACCACTAGAAGTGTTCATATCACCACTAGCGCGAGTGCCTTGAACTGAATATCGCACCATGACTCCCTCTTCAGGAAAAACCGCAGATCCTTCATTTTAAAGCTGACATTTGAGTATATCATGAAGATCCTTACGGTACTCTGAGGGGACCATGCGCAACCATTAATCATGTTCTACTTTGAGTGCAGGTACATGCTAATGTTAATCGAACCGGCTGGCATCCAGGTCGATTGCGACCGGATTGGTAAAAGCATTCCAATGTTCATACAACTGAATGCCTTATTGTAATGCATTCATTCCTTTAAATACAACAGGGAATCCACAGACCTTAGCAAGTATACGGAACAAAATTTTCTCCAGATGTGCTATGTATCTACCTAGCAAAATGTTGAATTCATAAGTGCGTGGGCTTATGTTCCGCGGGTCCTTTTGCAACTTGTCTGCTAACAGTTTCTCGACCTTGATAAAATTTGATAGACGACTAATTTTCTTCAAATTGAAAGATCCATCTTGCTCCATTCGCTCCAAGTTCGCTAACGCTCGTCGGTACGCCAATAACTTACGGCCGTGATATTTTTCAACGAATTCTCGTCGACTCACGGGCTCCGTTACAAACGACTGACGCTTCAGCTCATCTACGAATGGTGCCATTCTTCTTCTGTACAAGGCCTCATCGGGACGATTAACCTCCACAGGTTAACCGTTCCGACGGACTGTTAAGACACGTCCAAACACTGACGCTCTAAAATTAGTTGAGTTTGGTTGGTGACAACCTATTAGAGTGTTGGACGGCAGCCCCCCAACCTTATATACACGTACTCGGGGCCTAGCACGTGCACTTCGTTTATCTCTCGGGGTGAAACTCAGAGTAGATAGACTACCCCGCATACCAACCCAGTTGTGAGGCACAACAATCGAAGTATCTATCCCTTCTGAGAACGACACACCCGAAAATCCTAAACGGTTCCAGCAAGCCTTTACTTGCGTTACATCTCGTATTGAGCTCGCCTGCTTT